CCAGTTTAGTAGTAATATCGTAAAGTTTTCGGTTAACTTCTTCAGGGTTTTCAATTGAAACAAATGCAGCCTTGTAGTTCTTAATGTCGTTATCAGTAAGAACACCAACCTCCCCGTAAATACCACGGGCAAGATTGGGAATGATGGCATTAAGCATACCGTTCATCTCCTGAATTGCCTTACCTTGATCTGTGGCAAATAATTGTTTGAGGCTGGAGAATTTAGATTCAAGTTTGCCGGTCTTAACTCGGCCAATAAACTGATCTATGTCCCGCATCTGCTCCCTGACGGTAACTGCTTTCTCAAATCCGCGCTGTTTCTCTACCCCCATACCCGCACCGAATACTCGACTTAATTGGAGCTTCTGAGTCATGGGCGTATTTTGGTCGCTTATTTGGTTGTAAATCTCAGCACGCCTTTGGTTCACCTTTGCCACTAAAGCATTTTGCCCTGGCATAGTTGAAGTAGTGACAGGCATCCCGCTCATTGCTAGGTCATTAATATCATTATCTGTCGGTGGCTCTCCCGCTAAGATTCGATCTGCGATATTTTTAGCCTTTACAATTGCAAGCTCATTTCTGGTATCAATATCTTTCTTTAGCTGATACATATTAAGCTCGCGCTCGTCTTCCGCTGCCGCCGTTCTGGTGGCCCTTTCCTCTAGTTGAGAGGATATTACACCAGTGGCGCCGTATACATCCTCACGATCAACCACCCCGCTGCCGTCAACATCAAGTTCCGCCGGAACAGGTAGGCCAGCCTTGACGTACATTCCTTTAATTTCCTCACCAGTAACGATTGCTGTGGCATCGGCTATAGTAGATGCGTAGCCTTCAGGATCATTCGCCTCAACTAAGGTGGTCGGCTTAAATGAAGGATTTATTTTCTGGGCCTGAAGCACTAGCGACGCATTGTCCTTCGCTAAAGTCTCCGCATTTTTTAGCCCAACCGTTGCCATTACTCTATCATGATGCCGCTTCTCTTCAGACGCATTGAAAACAGGTTTTTCAAAAAGCGTATCTCGCCATAGTTTGTAATTATCGTATGTATCCCCGTGCGCCTGTATGTCTGAAAGGTGTTTTTCCTCCGCAAACCTAAACGCACTAAGTCTTTGCTCATCAGTCTTTAGTTCAGGAGAATTAATTATGTCTTTAAGGGACATGAAGCTAACGCCAGCACTGTCCCTTAATCCCCTCTGCCGTGCCCGCTCTTTTGCTCTCTCCTGCGCCTCACGCAGTTGAGAGTCAATAAGCTGATTGCGCCTTCCCTGCGCATCCTGCTGCAACTTCATTTGCGCCATACTCTGCGCCTGAGAGAAACCCTTGTTGTAAAGGTCGGTGCCAACCTCAAACCCCTGTAAGAATGAACTTTTTCGTGCCATTATATTTTAATCCTTTATGGTCCTTGATTACCTGCCGCCATTGCCTTACCGGCAAAGTGACCCCCAACACCCTGTGCCGCCACACCAGCAACCATACCTAATCCCTCCATCCAGGGGTTACTTTGGTTCTGTAATCCCTGCACATAGGTTGAGTAGTTGCTGCTGGCAAACTGTGCTGCCTGACCTGCCGCGTTCGCGTTCTGCGCAATGCCCTGCTGCAACTGCATGGGAGCGAAGTTAGCAGCACCTTGCTGCGCTCCACTGATTGCCCCGTACTGCGCCGTAATAGGTGTTCCCAGCGCGTAGGCTTGAGCCTGAGACATTCTCTGCGTCAACAGGCGTTGTCCTGCATCAAACTTAGCTAAAGCCTCCTGACCGATGTTGGCGGAGCCGTACACATTGCCCCGTGCAGATTGGGCGCCCCGTACACTTTGTTCTACCTGACGGGATGCGCTTTCTCCTAACTCCCGTCCGGCAGATAATTCTTCCAGAGTGGTTTGGGCCAGTTGCTGGCGTAGCTCATAGCCAACTGGATCCGCCTCCTTGATGCGCTTCAACTGCTCAAGGTTCATCTGCTCGCCATACCGTTGCTGGATGTCGAGGTTCATGGCGGCAATCGCATCGGCGCTGGTGCGCATGGCCTCCAGATCAATCGACTGCTGATCCAGGTCACCGTAACCAGTGAAGTCTACGTCGATATACTCATCACCAATCTTAACCCGACCCTTGCCGCCGGACTTGGCTAATGACTCAATGATCTTACGCGCTGGCAGGGTTCGGATATCTGTCTCGATTCCCTTCGCTGCTGAATCAGAATAGTCCGGTGCCGGTGGGGGCGTACCCTTGTTCACCGCATCCCGTGCCGCCCAGAATCGTTCACCATACGCGGCCACAATGCTTTGCGCCGCCCGTTCGCATTGTTTCATTAGATCATTCATTTAAAGCCTTATCGTATAACTCCACTAAGTCTTCCCGGTTTAGTTCCATTAGATTTTTTACGGTCAAATATGACCCGTACAGGTCGCCCTTAAATTTGCTCACATACACCTCGGCAATGTGCGGCTGGTGCGGTAGCACCCACACTGCGCACTTACCCATTTCATCATCACCCAACTGCGCCTGGCCGACATACACACCAACCGGGATTGGCTTTTGCATAACCACATTAGCTGTAGGCGGTTTATGCTCAAACCTTTGCCCCTCGATTACTGGCCCGGTTATTTCCATCGCTCAACAATTCGCTCAAACACTTCCGGCTTAATCTGCTTCCGCTTGCCGTGCCGGTTAGCAAACAACTTCAATTCCCGCCACTCGGGACAACGAACATCGAGTTCGTCGAGACACGCCGCCAATCCTTGTTTCGTCTTCGCCACAACGTCCGAGAGAAGCATGCAGTCTCCGCTTTTGTTCCAGCCCCTCCAGTGCTTATCGATGTCAGTCTCAAGCATCTTCGTCCCAACCGCCAGCGCGACCAACTCGCCGTTGTCTTCGACGAGGACCAGACTTCCATTTGAATGGTGCCACGACAGGTAAATTCCCATGATATCGTCCGGCCATCCTCCGAAACACCAGTTCCGAGAATCGTTTGCCCTGGCAAAACGCAGGACCGAATCAATTGAATGATTTCCTTCACTCATGTTTCCTGCTCGATTGAGTTCACATAGGCGCTGGCCTTAATTCCGCGCACCCACATTTTGCCTGAATTGGTAACTACCTTGAACTGCATCTCCCGGCACGGTCCGTTGCTTAATAAATTGTACGAGTTCCGGATCGGCACCGTTTTCGGGAATGATGCTGGCAAAGTGAATGGCAGCGTTAGGGAACTCGTCACTGCGCTAATCACCTGCTGGTTTACAACCGAATCAGATTCCTCATCCAAGATCGCCCGAAGGTTAATCGCAGTAGCGATTGCGGGCTTTAATTCCAACTCAACATGGTTCGGCAGTAACTCACTGAACTGCTCACCAAAGGTCATGCCCCGCGTCAACACGCTGGAGGTGTAATCTGAACCGTCATCCTGGTAAGTTTCGTCTGTTTCAGAGGTATTTTGGACGTAATCAAGGTATGCCAACGCCTTGCCAGATTCAGTGCCCATTACGAGCCTCAGATTGCCGTTAAAGGCGCTTACGGTGAAATCGGTAGCATCCCATGTCCAAGTGCCCACAAACGCCTTGGCGACGGTGTTGTATACAATAGTTGTATTGTTGGTCGTGCTGGATCCGGTGGGCACACTCAGAATGTAGTGATTGTTCCAACTGACTGCTGTTGATTGCTCATTTGCGTAGTTCCAGTTGATCGTATCGATCACATCCTGAATGCCGATTGAGATAGGTTCACTGACTGCTTGAGCGTTGCCCTCCAAAATTGAGCGCACGGTGCGAATGCCGTCCGGCGCCAAGAAGAATAAATCCTGACCGACCTGTGCCACTGACCGATGCGATACGCATCCCATCCGGGTATCAATGTTTTCAACGGTCCAACTGGCGGCAGTTGCTGTGGTAGGATCAGCGACCACGTTAAAAATCGAACGCTCTTTGAACACTACCAGGTTAACCCCAATCCAAGGGTGAATGGCGGTAATGGGATCCCCTACTGAGCCTCCAATTCTTATCTGGTTGTTGACGTTATCCCAGTTGGAACCGTCAAGAAGATCGCTGGCGTATAAAGCATCCGGCACTGCCGCGACCCCGGCGGCGAAGAGCCTATTAGTATGCGTCTTGAGATATTTGCAGATCGGCGGGTTTCCCGTTCCCGTCGATTCGTCGGTGAATGTCGATCCATCGTAGCTTCGTACATTGTTGGTTCCGTCCGTCAGGTAAACCTTATCGGTTAACTGCGCCATTTCCACGTTGGTGCCATCTGCCGGGGTGTAGCCCGTGACCTCAGTCCATGTTGTTCCGCCAGTGTTCTTGTAAACCTTCTGATCAGCTACAGCCAGCAACTGCTCAAGGCTGGGCGTATCAAAATAGAAAACCGAATCAACGCGCTCCCGGTCTGCGTTCCATGTGGAGGCATAGGTTTCCCAGTTGTTTGTGGCCTCATTCCAATTGTGTGAATTTGTGTTCGGCAGGGCGCCGTAATCATCATCCAAACCGCGCCTGGTAATAATTCCGCCAAACCGATCAATGTCCACATTGACCCCCTCAGAATACTGAGTCGGCCCGATCAAGTTAGAACGCACGTTGCTAACCTGACCCCCAACAAAGGACTGAACGGCGTCAAACGCCATCTGGTCATCTAAACTGTCATTGTATACTACAGGCATCAGCTAAAATCATTTATGTCCCACACGTTAGGTACTTCCGGAATCAGGCGGGCAATCTTCGCAGATTGCGCCGATTCAAGATCCCGCATCAACATCATGGCGCCAGCAGCTTCCTGCTGCTTCACCTGTGCCTTACCGTACTGCCGCATGTGTTCAAGCATGTCGCCCTCCACATAAGGAAGCAGTGCATTATCAATGCCGTTAATCTTCGGAGAATCAGAATCCGTTAACGCAGTCAGCTTCAACTTGCCCAACACCAGCAGTGTCTTGGCCTTGTCAGGCTTGCGGATCAAACGGATCACTGCGTTGCCGCTGGAATCGTTTGGCAGCGTGATAAAACTTGTCGGCGAACCGGACTCATCAAACAGTGCCGGGTTAATCTGAAACACCGTCTCGTAGTCCATGGCCGATATTTCGTTATCGTCCCAGGCCACTGCCACAGCAAAGCGCACCGCACTATTGAGGGTAACCTCGCTGGTGTCGGCGGCTACTGAGTAGCTTGTAGTCCCTAGCGTTTCGCGCCAAAGCCCAGAGTCCCAAATCATTTCATACCGGCGATCAATAAAACTCTTCAAAAGAGTCAGCGAACCCGCATCACTCTTCTGGAGTTTATCCGCCACAAATTGTGCTATAGCCGATTTAGTCATTTACTGTTATCCAAATTCTACCACGTTAATAATACTGCACCGTCCTCGCCATCGGACGGGCAACTATTCCCGCCGCTAGTCCCGTTGCCATCGCCGCCAGTACCGTACCCTGTCCCGTTTGATGACCCTTGGTTTGGGCTGTAGCTGTTTCGGCTTTGGTGTGGGCGCACTCCGGCTGTGCCGTTGGGTGATCCAGCCGAACCTCCTGAACCGTCATTGTTATCACTTGTGCTTCCGTAGCCACCACCGCCGCCGCCAGCTTCATAAAGAACGCTCGCCCCTCTGGATATAGATGAGCTTCCCCCGCTACCGCCGTTTTTGTTTCCAGTGGAAGTATTGTAGTGGGTAGTTGAACACATATTGTTCCCGTTAAATGTCCAACGTGCGTGTGTTCCGCCCTCACCTACAGTAATGGAAAGGGTTTCATTGGGGGTCACAGAGATAGTTTGGTTCTGATAGTACCCACCAGAACCGCCGCTGCCGCCAGCATGGCTATCCCCACCACCATCAGCACCACCACCACCACCGCCAGCACCAATAACCGTGGCAGTTAGGCTAGTAACTCCGGCTGGAACTGTGAATGTAGTTGATCCTGTGCTGGTAAAGTTCTGACTGCCACTTTCATACAAAGCAGACTTCCATGAGCCTCCGTCATTTACATAAACATCAAGACAGGACTTCCATGTTCCGCCATCATTGACATGAACTTCTTGCGCCTGTTTCCAAGTGCCGCTGTCGTTAACGTGTAAGCTCATGTTGCAACTTTGTACCAAACATCACCATCAGCACCGCCAGACGGGGCGTCTGTGGAGACTGTTTTAGTTCCCTTCCCGTTTAGCCCTGCTGCAATTTTTGCGTCAGTAATCGCAGTGTCAGCAATCTTTGCTGTGGTTACAGCACTGTCAGTCACCATATCTGTAGCGACCTGGACTTCAGAAATTACACCGTCAGCAGACGTGCTACCCAAAACCCTGTTGGCGGTTTCTACGTTTTGAATCTTGGCGTAGGTAACATTATCATCAGGAATTTTAGCGGTAGTGCATGCCGAATCAGAAAGTTTACCAGACGTGACTGCATTGTTATTAATCACCGCATCATCCAGCAGTGAGTTAAGGTCTGCCGCCGTTACAGTGTCGCCGGATGAAAATGTTTTTCCTTTTGTGATATCTGGCATCCTAGTTTCCCTTCTCTAAAATCTCTTCGTACTTGTTGATCAATAAACCCAAACTCTTCACAAACCGCGCACCCTCATCCGTTGCCACTGCTGCCTCGAACCCCTCCGGGTCCGCTAGGGTCGCTTCCTCGAACCCCATCAACTTCTGGCTCAGACATCCGCTCCAAACGGCGCTGGCGAGCAGCAGCAATAAGATCGTCAATATTTTCATCCTTCTCCTCACGCCTGGCGCTTGCAGCAGCAGCAGTTGTCGCATCGGTCAGCGCATTGAGGGCATCCACAATGGCAGGGACTGCCCTCAATGCGGCTAACACTTCGGTGATCATTTATTGCTCTCAATTTCAGCCGCCTTCACGTTGCCCCGGCTTGCGCTATATCCAAGCGCCGCTAGTGCTGATGCAATAAATGCCACTGACTTCTCTATGCCAGATGTTCCGGCCTCCGCAAGAAGGCCACTTCCATAGGCAAGGCCGATTAGCATTGCCACCGAACTCATCCAGAACTCGGTTGTTTTGTATCCAGGTTTTTTCATGTCTGTTTTTTGTTCCACGCCAAATTTATTCTCCGCCGAATAGTTTGGAAAACGCAGCGGCGCCGCCAGCGGATCCAAGTCCAATAGCGCCGACGAGCTTCCACCGAAACTCTTCTAAATATTTTAATCTTAGCGAATGGTTGTTCATTCGTTCCGCAATTTCATCGAGGCGATCAGCAATATGTATCTGCCTGGACTCAATCCGAGCCAGTTGCGCCGATAACGAATTAGGGTCGTACTCTGCCATCTCTAATATCCCTTTTTACCCTTTTTAGATTTCTTCTTTTTATGCGGCATCTTCCTGCTCCTCCTTTGCCGCCGCGTCTTCAGCTTCCATCCGGTCACGCTCGGCCTGTTCATCTGGATTCAGCGGCCATTCCTGTTTAATCTTGTCAAAATCTTTGTAGCTTTCGGCAGC